AATCACTCATTACAATGATTGATAGCTGGTCTATTCAAAACAAACTTGTTTATACAGAAACAAGAGAAAACTTTGCGCTTACTGTTGGCGATAATGCTTATACAATTGGCACTGGTGCTGATTTTAACACTGTTAGACCTATTCAAATTACATCTGCCTTTATAACTATAGCGGGCGCTGATGTTCCAATGGATATTATTGGCTCTGCACAATATGCAGAAATACAATACAAGACAATGCGCGGAACACCGATGCAAATGTATTATGATGCTAATTATCCGCAAGGCAATATTTTGCTTTATCCAAGCCCATCACAGCCTATGTCTTTGAATTTGTACAGCAAGAAACCTTTGACTAACTTCACAAGCCTTGACGATGTTTTAAATATGCCTAGCGGGTACGAAAGAGCATTTATATATAACTTGGCGATTGAGATTGCACCTGAGTACGGCAAGCAAGCTTCTGCGACTGTTGTGCAAATTGCGGCTGAAAGCAAATTAGCGGTTGAGAGCAGTAACTCACTGAATGATGCAAATATATTAACGGTTGATAATGGTTTAACTATTATCGGCGATGTTTACGGTGATAATATTTATGATATTTAACGGATTTGTAGGCGCAACATATAATTTGGATGCAATCTCTTTTGATTGCCAGAGAAGCATTAATATGTTTCCGATGGTAAGTGAAAGCGGTTCTTCAAAATCGCCTAATGCTTTGGCGAGTGTAGCTGGTTACGAACTATTTGCTACAGTCGGCGGAGGTGCAATCAGGGGGGCAAAGACTTGCGCGAATGGCAGGGCTTTTGTTGTGTCTGGTTATGAAGCCTATGAAGTCAAAGAAAACGGTACAGGAACGCTTATAGGCACTCTTACGACTGGCGTAGGACAAATTGGTATAGACGAGAACGGCACTCAATTAATGATTGTGGATGGTTCTAAAGGCTATATCTATAATATGGATACATTAACATGGTCACAAATTACAGACCCGCAATTCCCTATTGCTGATGTTGTGTCATTCCAAGATGGGTATTTTATCGTAAATGCTCACGGAACGGCTAACTTTTATATTTCTGGGCTTTACGATGGCCTGACATGGGATGCCCTAGATACATCGAGGGCAGATAGTAATCCTGATAAAATTGTTTCTCTTATATCAGACCACGGAAACCTATGGGTATTTGGCGAAGTGTCTGTTGAGGTCTTTTACAATTCTGGCGCATTAGCGTTTCCGTTCGAGAGAATATCAGGCGCAATTATTCAAACAGGTTGCGCGGCTCCTTTTACAGTTCAAAAATTTGATAACACAATTGCATGGCTTGGCGTTGATGAACAGGGGCGTGGGGTTGTATGGAAAGCTGATGGTTATAATGCAGTTAGAATGTCAACTCAAGCGATTGAAAACACTATTTCTAAAAGTGCGGACTTTTCAGAAAGCTATGCTTATGTTTATCACGAAAAAGGCCATGTTTTTTATTGTTTACAGGTCAAAGGATTAGATACAACCCTTGTATATGATAGTTCAACAGGCGCATGGCACGAAAGACAATGGCGCGATACGCTTAACAGTGTAAACGGACAACATAGAGGTTCATGTCATTTTTTCTTTAACCAGAAAAACTTAATTGGTGACAGAATTTCAGGTAAAATATACCGTCAAAGTATGGACTTATATTCTTTTGATGGTGAAAATATTATTAGGCGACGTGTTTCTCCACATATTCAAGAAGAAAAGAAAAACATAACATATTCTAATCTTGAGTTAGACATGGAAACTGGTGTAGGCTTGATAAGCGGATTAGATCCTCAAATTGTTATGCGGTATTCTGATGATGGCGGTCATACATGGTCAAATGAGAAATGGCAATCAGTCGGTAAAATAGGAAAATATAAAAACCGTGTAAGATGGGCAAGGCTTAGCTCTGCTCGTGACAGAGTATTTGAAGTTACATATACAGAAAAAACATTCTTTCAAATTAATGCGGCGTATATAAATGCAACCTAGCCCCCCACCAATTCAAGACGCTACAATCAATCAAAATAACAAGTTTGTACAGACTTGGATATTATGGTTTCAATCTGTTTATAAATGGATAACAGAAAATAGACTAGGTTGGGCATATTACCAAGATAGTCAATATACACAGGCAAGCCCCAGAAGTATATCATCTGGACGAACTCAATTAACTATTGATACACTTGGCGTTGTTACCAATACTCAAAACTTACCCGTTGGTGTTGCGTCATGGCTCAGTGGCAATAAGTTTACTCCAGACAGCTTAAATGACGCTTACGTTTTAAGATTTGATATGACTATTGTTGCAGGAAGTCCAGCAGACCAGTTTATTCTTGAGATAGAAGTGGCAACTGGTGATGTTATTTATGCACAACCATTCGAGATTAACAAATCGGCTGGTATTAGAATGAATTTTTCCGTTGCTATTCCTGTTTGGATTGGTGCTAATTTCTTAGCAAATGGTGGAAAATTCTATCTTAATACAACACATAGTTTTACGATTGATACCGTTGGATTGTATATTAATAAAACATACAAGGCATAAAAAGTATTTGCTTTTAATCAAGGAAAATGTATAATGTCACCAGAAGCACTGGCATCTTCTGAATTGCCTGTCATAACAACCCGATACGCTATGCGCGAGGATTTGGCAGAAGTTTTAGAAATGTACATCACAGCCCTTAATGAAATCCAAGATTATATAGAGCCTGTAAGCGCACAAAAATGCGCTGATGTTGTATTAAAAAATTGGGTTTCTGCTCCGTGTATTTTACTTGAAAAATTGGGCGAAAAGATTGGATTTGCAGGTATGGCTGGCTCTTATCCTGAATACTCTGAAAGCCCTATTATGCGCGAATATATGTTCTATATTAAACCAGAACATAGAAGCGTAAAGGCGGCAAAAATAATGTCCGATGCGGCAAAATATGCGGCTGATAAGTGCGGCGTTCCTTTGTATATGTCTCATATGGTTTTTGAACATGATTTGAAAGTAAAATCAACATTCCTCAAGCGTTGGGGATATAAAATAATGACATTAGGTGTAAAATATGGACGGTAAAGACGGCGGAACAGATACAAGTGCAATGTTGCAATATGGCGATAAAGCATTGCAATTGCAAAAAGACCAGTATGATTATTCTAAGCAAGTTTCCCAACCTTGGCTTAACACTGGCACGTCTGCAATCAATCAATTATCAACATTGATGGGTTTATCAGGTGGTGGCAACCAAAGCAGACAATCATTTTATGATAAACTAGCCCCACAATATACAACCACTACACAAGTCTCATCTCCTAACACTGGTTATATGGTTGGCTCTAATGGTAAAATGATTAATATCGGCAATGAAAACGATGTTAAACAATATATGTATGATACCCGTGGCGAGGATGCCTTTAAATGGGGTGCTGATTACAATATGATTAAAAACAATCCAAGTAACTTTGGATTGACACCATTTCAAACTGCACAAAGTCAAACATCAACAGACACAAATGCTCTAAATGCGGCTGTTGATGCGGCTTATAATAATCAAGCGACTGATGCAGGATATGGTGACTTGCTTAAGACATATACAGGGCAAGATATCTATACAGACCCTTCATATAAATTTAGACTAGACCAAGGCAATAAAGCTATGGAACGTCAACTTGCGGCTTCTGGTAAGTACCTAACTCCTGCGGCCTCACAAGCGTTACAAGAATACGGTCAAAACATGGGTTCTCAAGAATACCAGAACGCATATAATCGCTTTAACACAGACCAAGGCAATCTATACAATCGCTTGGCAGGGCTTGCTGGTATGGGGCAAACACAAACTGGTCAAGTTATTGGCGCGGGTCAGAATTACGCTAATGCTGGTAGTGATATTTATACAGGCATGGGCAACTCGATTACGGCGGCGCAACAAGCTAAAGCGGCAAATAAAGGAAGTATGTTTAATACGCTTTTATCAGCCGCAAAAACTGGAGCAGAAATTTATATGATGTCTGATATAAATCTTAAACAAGATATTAAACTGGTTGGTGAAGAAAACGGGCATAACATTTATGAGTTCGCCTATAAAACAGACCCAACCAAGAAATTTATTGGCGTTATGGCTCAAGAAGTGCAAAAGAAAAATCCTGATGCTGTTGAAAATATCAATGGTTATTTGGCAGTCGATTATGATAAAATCGGCGTGAATTTTAGAGAGGCTTAATTATGGCATTAGACCCGTCTATATTTCTTCGTGGCGCAGAAATGCAAGCGCGTAACAGCGCTCAAACACAAGATACAATTAATAATTTCTTTGATAAAATAGCGGCACAAAAAGAACGCCAAAGACAAATGGATATGCAACGCTCTACCGATTACGAAGGTGCGGCAATGCGTGTATTGACTGCACAAGCTCAAGGTACTGCACCAGACCCGCGTGATATACCAATGGCGCAAGCGTATGGTAAGTTTCAGTCTATGCAGAATGCAATTGATCCTACGACTGGAAATATTTATCCAAAAAATAGAAATATATTTGAGACACTTGGCACTGCGCCTAGTTCAGCAACATACAAATCACCTTATGAGCCTGAAAATTATGGTATCAATCCTGCTGGCGGCGCTATGCCACCTATGCCTAAAACAAGAGGCGGGGCAATTAATGATTTGGGAGGCGATTTAGTTATGCCGCCTGTTGGTGATAATTACGGGCAAGTATCACAGGCAAGCCCAATGCAACGCGATATGGCTCGTGGAGTAACTGCCCCTATGGGTGCAAGTCCTAAAACCATGCAGAAGGCAGAGGAAGTTAATCTTGACCTTCAAAAAGAAAGCGCGATTGAAAAATTAAAACAACAAACCGCCGCTGAAATTGAACAAGCTAAAAATAATAAATTAGATTTAAACACGCTACCTATTTTGGAAAGTATGCTTCAATACAACAAAGGAACTATTAATGCTCCTTATGCTGGTTCTGCGCCTGTTGAATTTGGAACAAGAATGTTAAACCCTCAAGCCGCTACAAATATGGACTTGTTAAAACAAAATAGACTTGAATTAGCGGCTCCTCTTGCAAAACAACTTGGTGTCAACCCTACTGACAAAGATTTTCAGGCAACACTTAATAGAATTTTTGATGAAAATGCTTCAAAGGAATCTCGTGACGCTCAAATTAATAATCTCATTCGTCGCGTAAAAATTAGACAGGGGTTAGATACTGGAAATATTCAAAATACTGGCAATCAATCTAATACTGTAAATTGGAGTGATTTAAAATAATGGATGTAAATCTTCCAGATGG